TGCACAACTTTTTAAACATAAATCTTTTATAATTTAATTCCGCCAATAGATTATATATATAATTCTTAACTTCGGCGGTAATTCTAAGACGTTGTTCTATCTTACTAGTAATTATAGATCCGTCTGGAAGACTTCCTGTTTCAATCCAAGCATTAATTTCATCATACCCAGCTATTTCTTCTTGTTTTACATCTGCATCATACTCTTTACCTTGAAGCGTATATAGATTTTTGGGATTACGAACCTCAAATTTTTCCCATTTTATATTATTTCTTCCTCCAAAAAGTGTTTTCTCATTCAACAATCCATCTAGATGTACATTTTTAGCGTTATTTTTATCTAAATGATAGTTCTCTCTGCTTTTCTTTAATTGCCATGAGAAAATACCATAGAACGTCCCATTAAGATAACAAGCCACCGGGAACCCATCAGGAAAACATCTAGCTCCAGTATCCGTTTGTAACGAATAATCGTCAACAATAGGATTTCCTAAACTGGTCGCAGTAGCTTTTATCTTGCTCATATCAATAAGGGCTTTTTTCCATGGTCGATCCGAGGTATTCCCACGACTTTTAACTATTTGATCATACAATTTATAACAAACCGGACAAACACCACGAAAAAAATCAGTGTAATAAGCCTTCATATGAAAGCTATCCTGTGGGACCCATGTTCCAAACCTTATGTTTGGAGTATCATCACCTATCCATTCATCATCACAGAAATCAAATGATGCATTTTTTTTAATGAACTGCATACTGCTGTTACCTTGGGCGTTTGCTACAACTCGTTTTTTAAAATAATTACCTTGCATGTCCCAAAATTCTAACCACGCATTTAAGTCTTGACCCTTTTGTGTTGGCATGGAATCAATACCTGTAATATTTATTATAGCAAAACGAGGCTCTGGTATTTGAATAAAAGAACTATCACTCCAATCTATAGGGGTTTTTACATCAAATCCAATATCCAACAAATATTTTTTTATATCGTTTACACTATTCCCCTCTAATTCGATATTACTAACAGACAATGTTTCTACTTCTAATCCACGCTCATGCTTAACACCATCCTTATCCCTATATGATAAAATTTTACCATCATTGTCTAATGTAATCTCTAATCTATTTTCAAAATCTTCTTTTTTATCTATTTCTTCTAATATGGTTTCTGATTTTAAATTATACAAATAGTGGCTTCCGTCTGGAAAAGTAGCTCCTAATATTTTATATTTATCGTCTAGCTCCACTTGGAGAAACTCTCGAATATCGTAATCCCATTGTACCGGATATGATTTATTAGTATCATCAATCATGCTAATAATTTTATCTATATCTTTGATTAAGTCACGATTCAATATTATGGGATGACCATCATCACTTTTAATTCCAAACAATAATTTACCATTTGAATCTATAATGGAATAGATGTATTCTTTTTGTTGCTCTTGAGTAGTTCCAGACATTTCAATCAAGCTCGTCTCCCTTGCGTCCGTGCCAATCCACGCCCCCGCCTCATGATCAACCGTGAACTCGTACAAGAGACCGCCGTAATTAACGATCTCGCCTTTTACGTAGGGCTTGGTATCGGAGAAGACTGGGTACGTGTCTAGGCCGACGATGGATGAAACAGCCTTTTGGCTCATGACCTCCGTCTCGCTATTCCCGATCGTCTGAACCACACCGGCGGCTATGCTTTGGAAAACCCCGTTATCCACCCATCCTGAATCGTTATACACGTACATCCGGTATATAGGATTCTTATGTTCCGTGTCCTCAGCCGCGTACGTAGGGCCTACCATGTAGATATCACCCTGTTTCACGCCCGTAGAGGGCAGGGCTGAAGAGGTAGCGACATACCCCTTTATATATAGGTCTTGCGTGAACGGCTTTGACAGGTCAGACCATGTTTTCTGATCCCGTGATATCTGGATCTTATTGTCTTGAAAGCGGAACCAAGCGGCGATATACTCAGAGATCTCATTCCATACCTCTCCATCATACGAGTATTGAAGCTTGTTATTAACCGTGCGAAGCATGGGAGTAAGCCCGTTATCCCCTTTAGGTCCCTGTGCCTTGAAGCCGGTATCAACTCCATCTTGAAACCAATTGCCGTTAGAGCCTATGGTTATGTTACCCCCGACCGGGAGGGCGTCCGTTATCCTAGTCCAAGAGGAGTCAAGACGGAAGAAATCATCGGCGATACAAAGATCATAGGTGAGTTTCTCCGTTATCGTCTCATCGTCAAGGTTCTTGTAAGTGATTATGATACCCTTCCTTCTCATCCAGAAAGGTAACTGTACGCGGGTATCCCCCGCCGATCCCATCCAAGGCAAATACACGTTGTTGCATTTCCACAATATGGAATCAAGCCTCTCTTTCGTCCTAGCGTCATATACGGCCTGAATGTATGTCAACGGATAGATCGGAAAACGCTCGTTCTTATCCTTGGCCAGCTTGTCTAGCTGCTGTACGCTATCCCTCTCGTAACCCTCGCAAATATCTTTTCGCTCTTCCATGATGTATCGTGCTTTAGTTCGTTATACGTAAAATATGTTGTAGCCGGCGTTAAGTCTCAAGATCAAATCAAGGTCGTTAGCCTTTACCCAATCCTCGCCTTCCTTCTTGTAAAGGGCCAGCTTGAATACGCTCGTATTATCCAACTGATCTAATTTGTAGATGTTCCCGGCCAGATAGAAAGGCTTACCTACCATTATGCGCTGATCGCCGTTCTCCGTAAGATCGATGTTCTTACGGCCTTTGTACAATGTCCTTACCTTAGGCTTGTAGATAGAGAATACAAGCTTGAATATCTTTCTGATGATCGTGTATATGAATTGTCTCATGATTATAATGTTTTAATGGTTATACGGTAGCTCCGGTGGCATCGACCCAGTTCGTGCCTGTCCACCAAATAGGCTTACCTAATGTTGTGTCAAAAGTTGGAAATCCTACAGGTAACTCAGTAGTAGAAGGTCTTGAGGTCGATGTACAGGAATCTACACCCGAAACCAGATTAAATTTTTTATTGGCTGTATCAGTACACACATATAAACCTTTTCCATTTGCCCGAACAGTTCTATTTTGGTAAAGTGCTCCAATTCCACAACTAAATACACCATTTGGGTCTCCTTCTCCTGTAAATAGGCCTAAGTTACCCTTTAATAAAATGTCTCCATTTCGGGTAATACTTGTAACTATACTATTATCTGAGACAAAATAAAGATTATTTGTAATTGGTGAAACTCCTATTCTTTTCTTCGCTTCACCTGCCGTTAATAATATTTCTAATGTACCACTCCTAAGACTCGCATCAAAATGAACATTGGCATTATCCCTCCCTTCTACATTTCTAAAATTAAAATGATAATCTTGTGCTGGAGTACTCAAATTAAAACCAAAAAAAGCATTAGTTTTATTAATTACCATCATATTGGTAAGCCCATTTCCCCCTGCAATATCATTTCCTACTATCTTGAAATTAGAGAGAGCATCATCCCTATCCGTCCCATCAGGTTCTATTGTATTAGAACCTTGACCTATGCCCCAACAGATTTTCCCATTATTACCTACAAAATAAGTAGCTCTTCTGTTATTAGCCTCAACAGGATCTCTATCATTGCTAAGCATCATGTAAGGATGCCAATTAGCTCTCACCATGAATCCTCCTCCATCATGCTTGCCATCCATTGGGTTTCCTTCTGTCATAAAGAAGTTTCTAATCTGGGAGCCATCTCTTGATGGAAGATTATATGTATTCCCTTTTGATTCATCCTTTACGATGATATTATTAGACACAGTAGTATACACCCATGTAGATGGAGTATTTCTTTCATACCCATAGTTTATTTCTTGTGGAATAAGCAACTCCCCTCCACCAACGTTATCTAACTGTTTTATTGTTTCTTTTATGGAATCCAAATTTAGGTCTTTTGAGCTAGAAGGAGAAGCCCCGAACATCGTACATGATAAGTCCCCATTTAGAATGCCCGAAAGAGTGATATTATCAAAAATTCTCGATCCATCTTCCATTAAAGAAGTTCCATTCAATATTACTATTCCATTCCTCAAACTCCCCCCTTGGAATTTCAACACGCAATTCTCCGGCACCTCGATCGTCTGCCCAGCGAGGCAGTAATCGTACTGGATGATATAAATGGTGTTCGGTTTTCTCATCATGTGTTGCGTGAGCGTGTTCACGCCGTTCACGTAATGCTTCCGGAGATACACACGTCCCATGCCGGAGTAATCCTTCGGGGCGTATTCCTTGTCTTTTAATTTTAAGGTCTGGTTATCCGTAACGGTTATATCCTCCTCGTCCGGAAGGTTGGTTATGCTCTTGTTACCTATCAATTGCTTCGTAGCCTCGGAAAGATCGTCCGGATCGACGGAACCGGGCTTCAAGTCCGTTACCTGCTGGTTGGTGATGTCGATTATCTCGTTCCTCAATCCCCTCCGGGTGATATACGTATCACGGATAACGTTACCCTCATGGTCTCTCCAAGCACGGTCTACCGTGATCTCCGGGGTAAGGTCGATGTCCGGCTTGAAACCGGCGGGACGGGCTGATACCGGGGCGTGACTCTTGATCTCATCAACGATATTCCCCATATTATTAACCTTGTCCTCCGCTTCCTCTACCCGATCACCAAGATCATTTGTATCATTTCGAATGTCCTCTATAGCCTCGTCTTGTTTCTCCAACTCATCGGTAATGGCCTTTTGGCTCATGGTGTCAACCTCGCTATCACCACGGGAATCGAGTACGCTTACATAACGCTCATGCTTCAGCCACTCTCCTTCCGTACCGCTCCAGTCCCCACGTAATACGGCCAGCTCGTATGAGGACAAGCCATCATAGCCATAAGTGGCGGTAGAGGTCTTTACTTTCAGCACGACGACACCTTCTCCGATATTCGTAGCCTCGTCCTCAAATTCGGTAATAGAGAAAAGATCCTCTTTCTTGGAGCGGCATACGCTTCGTGTATCAAAGACATGGTCCATATTCTTGACCCATATCGCCTCGATAGAGTAAGTTCCTTCTTCCAACCCTGAAGGAATGTCTACATAAAGCGTACCTTTGTCCGCTCTCGCTTGAAGTAGATATTTCTCCCGGTTGCCTAATAGAAAAACCTTTACATTAGATCGGGAGAAATCCTCTTTCACCGGGCTTATCCCCTTGTAAATAGTCCACTCTACCCGAATTAACCTGTCCTTGAATATGTATACCATGATTCTATAGTCTTGTTATTGATTGGAGTTGGCCCCGGATGGATTGACACCCATAAGAACCAACGCTTGATTAAACATACTGTCCGCGTGCTGATCCCTGTAAGTAAGCAACGTGAGGCCGGATATATAATAGATCAGCGCCTTTTTCAGCTTGGTGCTTACCTCCAAGCTATCCGTTATATCCTCGTCCGTTATGATCCCGATCTCGAACGTGTCGGATTTATCCTTCGCCTTATATAGCTCCAATGTCTTACCCGGCCTCATGGTCAACGCCAGTTTAGGTCTTTCCCATGTCCCCGTTGCGTATGGATCCGACAGCGTGGCGTATTCCTTATCGTTCCAATAGATAGGATCTGAAATAAATAAAGGCCATGATGATAGCCTAGCGTAACAAATCCGAGAGTAGTTCTCCGGCAAGCTTACATGAGCGACAAGATCTTCCTCTATGGTTCCGTCCGTTATTATCTTGTTCGGTTCCAACAGGCCCCAGTCTGCGTTACCGTTCACGAAGCGCAACGCCTCCGATATCTTGGACTTGATAATCGTGTCCATTTCCTCGTTATCCTGCGTTCCTAGGAACTCAGCGTCATTAAGCCCGATCTCGTCTATGCAGATCTTGACCTCACTCACTATGTCGCTCACGCTAATATCCATATCATTTCATGTTCGGGAACGAGACACTTAATTTATCCTTTAACTCCTCGAGCATATCATCGTTCTCCACCTTATAGCCCATCTTGGCGAAATAGTCAATAGCATCATTCACGTTCTTTACGGTCTTGACCTCTTTCACTTGTTTTTCCCGGCCTCTCGAGTTCCTCATGACCGAGACACCAGACACATCATCGTCTTTTAACGTAGAGACGAGCCGGATAGACGTACCAAATCGGCAATCATTCTCGATAGCGTCTTGTACGAAAGGGTTGCTAGTCCGTAGTAAGGCGTTCTTACCATTGATGAAATTACCGCCCTTGAACTCCATGCTGACCCTTGTGCCGCAGTATATAGTACGGAGCATGCAATTATCCTTGCCTACCAACTCATATGTTTTCGTGATCATTCGATTGATTTTATTAGACCCACCGTGCGTTTGCTCCGGTGGGTCTTGTTTGACAATATTACAGTTTACACGTTGATCTCTCCCTTGTATGGTTTCCATGCCGTACCGTCATATACATATAATCCGACGGCGTGCGTATCGTCCGCTACGGTCAAGTAAACCACATCGTCCTTTTTCGGTGTAGATACGGAACTCAGGGAAGCCACGCTGGAAACGACCGTGTCAAGCATAGACAGCTTATATCCGCTCACTGTCACGTCCGGACCGATCAGCATCGAGTTATAACCCGTAAGCATCAAGCAGTCATCCTGAATATAATATTGGGATTTGGCCTCCCGCACCTCACCGCCTTCCCCCTTGGAATGATCCACGGTAAGAGTCTTTCCTTTCTGGTAGTAATAACGCTTGGCCTCGGACATCGGGAAAGCGACGGCGCATTCCTCATATCCAAGATCGTCAAGGGCGTGCTCGACCTTGAAGTTCAGCTTTCCGAAAGTGGTCTCGAAAGAGGAGATATCGATACCGATATTCTGTTTCTTGACGAATGAGATATCCTTATGTTTCGTGAAATCGATGTTCAGCAACTTCTCGATGAACTTGGTACCGCAATACACGTCCATCTCGTTCGTGTTCGAGTACTTCCCGAAAAGCATACGGGTGATACCGATAAGGTCGGCGAACTCCAATGTCGAACCGATCTGGTAACCCAGCCGTAATTGTCTCAACACTCCTTTTTGGAAATACACGTATTCTGTACCTGTTTTCTTGGAGCCATACTTCAAGGACTTAGTTCCTACGCCGATCAACATCGTGCGCGTGCATTTCTTGCGGAAATTAGACAAAGTCCAATCCTTCAAGTCTTGCACGTTCCACTTCGCCTTCTTGTTGATACGCTCGAAGAATTCCGTCCACGTGATCGGGCATACCTTCTTCTGCAAGTAGGCGATCTCTTTCTTGGGATAAGCGGAATCCGGGGCGATCTCAACCTCGCTCTCGCTCATTGCCGGTGCCATGATATGCAATCCGGTGCCCGCTTTCAAGTCCGGCACATACATGTTCCCGCTATCATCCAACGGGCCGTTAAGGGCGGCAACCATAATACCGTTAGCCTTATCCGCCGATACGACATAGAGAACCAACGGACTTCCGTCTGAATTGCCCGCCTCATCATATCCGGTCACCCCGTCCACCAAGACGGTGTTGCACTCGGCGAATAACTTCTCGTCATTCTTGTACAAGCTAAGCTTTACCTCAGCGTCCTTGTCCGTGTTGGTCACAGCCGCCTTGGTAACGCAATCCATTATAGCCTCGCCAATATTGTAATGCTCCGGTTCCTTCGTGTTGACATGGACTTGCTTGGCGAGCTTGAGGAAATCCGTGTGCATGGGATATTTGTACGCCTGGAATTTACTGACGTAATCCTCTACCTTGTTCTCGGCCAGATCAGCGTCGGTGACCGCGGATCCGGTAGCCCCCTGCCCCTGCTGGTCAATACCCTTACCCGCCGCGTCCGGGGTCGCGTTCTCCAACGGCTTGCCATCATTGGGATCCGTATCACTTCCATTCCCCCCGATCTCCACGGCCATAGCCGCTCCACCGGTCAATACCGCCAAGACAAAGAACAAAGCCTTGACCCAAAACATCTTGTCTTTAAATAATTTATTCATCGCAAAAGTATTAATTGTTACTATTCTCATTATAAAAAAGGATTGTTCACGTCTTGCGTAACCGGCTTCTCCTGCCGTGCGCCTTGCCTCCCTCTCGGCCTTTCCTGCTTACCGCTAAGATCCTTTAACTTGTCGGTAACTTTCTTGTTGATCCCTTCCGCAACGCCTTCCTCCCGCGCGGCCTCCACGTCTTGGTTATAATTCATGCCCTTGGCCATCATCTCGAAAATAGACGGATCCAATTTACCGACGATCAAGTCATCCATGACTTGATACATCTTGCCTATAACCTCCTCCGCTTGATCGTCAGAAAGGCCCATCTCCGAGGCTTTCGCCCTTATCCCTTCCACGCTAGCCGGCATATTCTCCGACATTTGTTTCTCGATCTCGTCCTGTTTCGCCAGTTTCTCCAAGTAAGCGTTATGAGCGTCGGCCAGCTTTTGCGAATAATCGGGATCATCGACCAAGGCTTTTAAGTCAAGCCCCTTGTTCTGTACCATCCACACCACGGGATCGAAATCATCCTGATCCCTAGCGGCTACCATCAACTCGGCGAAAGCTGGACTCTTCGATAGGTTCTCCCGCATTTTCTTAGAGTTTCCCTCGTAACCCTCATACTCGTCCATGAACTGGTTGACCGAGCCGTAGTAAGCCTCCTCGTCATCCATGTTAAGATCCGGATTCCGTTTGGCGTATCTTTGTCTGAATCTCTCTTTGTTAGATATATCTGCCATACCTTAATCGATTTTGTTTTAGGCAAAGGAAAATAATAAGGTATATCCGTTTTGTTATTTTGATTATTTTATTTAACCCATGAACCCTAAGAATAATCAAACATGTGAATCTATTTTTTATCTTTGTGATGTTCACCAAAACAAGCGTTCTTTATGGTTAATGGCGTAGATTTCATCCCAGAGCGGGACATGGAGCTTTACGAAGCTTATAGACGTGCTTTGAAGATGAGGGAAGTGAAATCCCACCGAGAGGCGGTAATGAGGGCTATATCCTCACATGCCTCTAGGTTCTGGATCTCCACCCTTCAAGCGTATAGGGGAATCCTGCTGATCAGGAAGGGGAAGACCAAGGAAAAGGGTCGATCGATCAGGAACAAGATGATCGATGACATTTATGAGATTTACAAAGAGCTGGAGAAAAAGAGAGAATTCAAGGGAAGCTCCGTTTATTTCATCACCTCTTTCGCAGTCTACCAAACGGCCCCCTGTTTTTACATATCCTATTCACGGGCGTTGGCGATAATACAACGCATCAACCGGGAAAGGAAAAATGGAAGGTAAGCTAAAAAGACTGATACCTTCATTAATAATCGCCTTGACAAGCGTCATACTCCAACTCGCTGGTAAACATTTCTATTTCGATACCAATTCCATACCATACGACCATTTCCTTTACACGTTCACCCACGCCAATATTTTTCATTTATCATTAAATCTTATCGCCTTATTCCAGTTTAAGCCTCGTGTGAAAACATGCCTGATCGGTTACGTGTCTTGCGTCTTGGCCTCGTTCGTACCACTAGCCTCATTGCCGGTTCCTACATGCGGCATGTCCGGATTTATCATGGGATGTTACGCCCGCAGATATCACGCCTATAAACTAAGCCTTTGGAGAATAATATTGAGCAATATCGTCATGGCGTTTATCCCCTTATTCAACTGGAGGATACACTTGCTGTCATTCCTAATAGCCTATATCATCTATGGAGTCATACAGAAAATTAGCGTTCACGGAAGAGGTTGAGTCTATATTGGCCGAGAATAACAAGAGGCTGAAAAATATATTCGGCACGCACGACCAATTCACGGGGCGTGGAATGGAGGGGCATAGCCATAGGGTTGTCATAGATGATTACCCTATAAGGGTACAGTGGCTTACCGAGGAGGTTTTCAAGAACGATCTGTATCAGGATGTCCTGAAAGCCGGTTCCATAAAGGACTACACGATAAGGTTCAACGAGCTGTACCCGGATTCAGATGGGATAAATGAGGAGGACGTGGCCAACATGCTATTTTGGGCCCGTTGCTCGAGAGACCCGTCCTTCGCCTTTTTCTCGTTATTTAAGATCAAGTCGAAAGAGGCGGGAGAAATGATCCCCTTCGAGCTTAATTACGCCCAACGTTACGTACTATCCGTTCTGGAGGAAATGAGGCATAAGGGAGTCCCGATCCGTATAATATTATTGAAAGCCCGGCAATGGGGAGGTTCCACCTTGGTACAGCTCTATATGGCGTGGATACAGCTATTCGTCATGGAAGGATGGTATTCCGTAATTATAGCCCAGACGAAAGATACCGCCAAACGTATCAAGGCCATGTATAAAAAGGTTCTCGATAATATCCCGGGATTTATATATGGTGTTGACAAGTTACAATTCGCCCCTTACGAGCATTCGGCGTCCGACTCCATAATCACCGACCCGTCCGGGAACAAGGTACGTGATAACGTGATAACCGTGGCATCTTATGAGAATTTCGAGTCAACACGTGGTATGGACTATGCCATGGCCCACTTCTCGGAGGTAGCCTACTGGAAAACAACGGATGGCAAATCGGCGGAGCAGGTTATAACAAACATAGACTCGAATATATTAGAGAGACCGTTGACCATGGAGATCTCCGAGTCTACGGCTAACGGCATGGCCGGTTATTTCTATGATGAGTACCAAATGGCCAAGGAGGGCACGTCATCCCGTAAGGCGCTATTCATACCGTTCTTCTTTATCGAGAACGACATGATAAGATTCAAGGACAAGAAAGAGACCCGGCTTTTCATATTGGATCTATTAGAGGGAAGGGATGTCACGACCTCCCCTAATGACAATAGCGAGCCGGGACAGTATCTATGGTCTCTATGGGAAAAAGGAGCTACGCTGGAGCACATCAAATGGTATATCAAGAAAAGGGCCTCGTTCCATGATCACGCATCGATGGCATCCGAGGCACCATCCGATGATGTCGAGTGTTTCAAGTATTCCGGTAATCTCGTGTTCAATATCTATACGATCGAGGTAATGCGGGAAAGATACGTATCACCCCCGGAGTTCATTGGCGACATATCCCAATCAGAGAAGACCAAGAGGATAATTCTCACCAAGAATCCGAACGGCCTGTTGAGAATCTGGAAGAGGCCCGATGATACAAGGACATCCAACGAATATCTTGTTATCGTCGATGTCGGTGGACGTAGCAAGAACTCAGACCCGTCATGTATAACGGTTATAAACAGGTGGAATTTACGATTCAGCGGAGGAAAGCCGGAGGTGGTAGCCAGATGGCACGGTCATATACGATATGACTGGCTCGCCTACAAAGCCGTCAAGATCGCCAGATACTACAAGAACGCCCTTCTCGCCTTCGAGAGCAATACGTTTGATAAGAAAAAATCAGAGGCATCCGAGTTCGTGGAGGAAGGCGATCATATTCGTGGCATACTGAAAAAGATAGAGGATATCTACCCCAATCTTTACATGCGTGCGGCGACGGATCCCGAGGACATAAGGAACGGCATATACAAGAAGATAGGCTTCCAGACCAACAAGAAGACCAAGCAGGACATGGTGGATAATTTCATAGTGGCGTTCGAGGACGATATGTTCATAGACCCGGATGAGCGCATGTATAAGGAGGCATCCAAATACGAGCAACGTCCGGACGGTAGTTACGGGAATATTCCCGGTCGTGGCAATCACGACGATATATTGATGACAGACATGATAGGAGCGCTCATATCAGAGGATATGCCTAAGCCTTCTATAATCAAAGAAGAATCAACGGGATATCTCGATTCATATCCAAAAAATGAGTCGAGTTTATAGCGTGCGCATGAACGTTTCCCTTGTAAAAATCAATATTAGATAAATAAAATACGACTTATTTTTTACTAATGTAAAATAAAGAGAGTATATTCGCGTAGTCACTGATTAGAATGTAAGACGTGACACACATTGTGGCGTTAAAGATATCGTCTCCTATAAAGACCTAAATTCCCCAAATTTATAAACATAACAGGGAGCCGATAGCAACAATACGCCCACGTTATTTGTATATATAATCTATATATAAGACGTGGGCCGTTGCTTACTACCTGTTATGTTGGCGTGGGGACGCCGGGTCTTGGTAGTTGCGACGGCGCCACGTTTTTTTATGCGTATATGGTATGTTATATATTTATAACCCCTTATGGCTCTCATCCGTGATGGACCGGAGTCATTACTTAAAGATATTACACTAGGTTGTATTCATAAAATAATTTTATCAATGTCATACCGCTCTTTCGTGAGAACCAGAGGTATATTTATGTCAAGGGGATAGCTTTGGAGGATGGGGGCACACTCCTTTCCTTATGGCATAAAATATAGTTTGAATAAATATTTCCCGCTTCCCTTGGGTGGTATTGGGAAGCATTTTAATACGGATATACCCACCGTTGCTATTCCGGGAGGATCGGCAATGATGATTAAGTATGTCTTTGTTTAGATATGGATTTAGATATTACAAACGCTCTCGTTCGTGAGAATCGGATCGTTTAAGGTTGTCTGAAAACCATTCATATAGATTATAGTTAAATAATAAAAACTCCCTTGTCCGTGAGGATTTGGGGAGTTTTCTATTTTAGATACCTCAAAACGATCAATAGCTTCATCCCATAGGAAATATACTTCGTTAGCAGAGCAAGTACGGTTCTAAAACAAATTAACTTTATTACCTATCCAAGGGAAAAAGAACGTATAAACCGAAGCGAACAAGAGTAATAAACAAGGTGTATGAAATTCCGTTGATAATTGAATGCAGAACAACCATAGCGATATGAATGCCAATGTTGAATATAATGAAAGCCGGAAAGCGCTATCTCCTCTTTTCTTAGAAAATTCATATACAGTTCCTATATAGTACAAAAAGAACGGTATAATGACCCTAAGCCATGTAGATACGCTAAGAACTTCCATATAAGTATCAAAAGCTTTTACATACACATGATTCTCATCGCTAAATTCGGATGGAGATGGAATATAAAAAAACGCTATCACTGAAAGCAAAGCGGGAACAAAAAAAGGAATATATTTCTTCTTTATATTTGGCATAGTCTTAAAATTTTATCCTAAAAGATCCTTCTTGTTCCAATTCCAAGCACAACTACACTCATTGTTATCATAAAGATAAGGCTTCCCGGTTTTATCATTAAACTTTATCTTTATACTTACCGTGTTTTCATTCTTCTTTATACATCCTTCATAAGCCGCCTGATCTATTTGCTGTGGAGTGAAAGAGAAGAACATATTACGGGAAATCCCATGATCATCATACCTTGCTACAATAATATATCTTATTTGTGCGGACATAAATTGGTTGAACCTATCTGTTTTTATCTGCGCATAAACACGCCCATCCTTTATGGTCGTAGTCTTTACCTGTACATAATAATAGATATTATCCTTTACCGCTATTATATCTACGCCCTCATCGACCATCATCCTATTTGCATTGTAACCGGAAAACAACAGCTCTGATATCACGGCGCATTCTCCGGCGGTGCCTGTATACTCCACGCTGGGCAATAGATCCACTATAGGTTTAGGATCTGATCTTTTTTTTCTCTTACTATATTTACCGTTAGAATATTTGAGCTCGGATTCGTCCCCTCTTCTCTTATCTATGGATATAAGTTCAACCACTTTATTTTCTATACGACTTCTCTCTTCAGAGTCAACTATCAATTCATCAGGATGAATTAATGAAACTATTATGTCTTTTATTTCTTTCATCCGCTTCGAGTCTGAATAATTTTTAAATACAGACAATATCAGCTCTATAGTCACATCTTGCTCAATAGGCATATCAATATTTTCTTCCATGGTAAAATAGATTTAGGTTTCACAAAAGTACTTCATTATTTTACATGAAGTATATTATACTATCTGTTTGATAACATATAGCGGGTGACACCAACGTCACCCGCCACTTCACCTATTTACCATTAGCTATCTCATTCATCATAGCTTTCAAATCGTATAACTCCATTTCCAATCTTTCATCATCTACCTTCTTCAAATACTCACCCATTGATTGATACAATTTGTTAAGATTGTTAAATTCTATATATCTACGATATTCATCGCTCATCATAAGATCATTCAATTTTTTTTGATACTCAGCCATATCAAAACTATCGTTCTGTGGATTAGACAATTCTTTACGATATCCTCTCAATCTTTGTCCGATCTTCTCCATTTCCTCCAGATTCTCATAATAAGCGTTATCTATGGCTTTCTTTCTCGTTCGCTCATCACCACTTTTTATAAGACGGTTCCCAACAGGGATATTCCTCCAGTCAAAATCACGACTACCCCAAGCGGTTTCAGCGGATTTGACCATCTGGGAACGTGTAGCCTCAATACCTCCGAAATAGCCGTCCAATATATGTTCTATAATGGCTGGGTTTAGGTTAACGGTACCCGTAGTGTATTTATCTCCTCCGGTCAGTTCATTGGCATATTTAGTCATTGCCAATATAGCGGGATCCACGCTCTTAAAAGCCTTTGTCCATTCCGGCATACCCTTGTTGAAATCGTTATCCTTATATAAAGGCAAACCTGTCCAATCCTTGTTATCTCCGGCCTCAATCAATGGCTTTACCGAGCTTGGGACGAAAGCGGAGAATCCTCCACCTCCCTCCATCATGTTCAAAGGGAGAACCTGTGACATTTGCTCCGCTATCTTCATGGCCATCTTTTTATCGGTATACTTCTCCTTTCCGGAAACTATTCCAGAAGACATTTCTCCTAGTCCATATATAGCCCTTAACTCTATGGGCATAGGAATTGTAATCCAATTTCCTCCACCGTTACGGAAACAGATATTATTACGTCTCACGTATTCCGGAAGATCGTAGTAATCATCATCTTCATCATCCCCAAAAGCGGCAGCGATCATAGGCATGATAGTGCCAAGTAAATAGAAAGAGGACGCTAACCCCAAGAATTTCTTGGGATTATCCTTGGCCAGCCTTCCGAAATTATACATACCTTGTACACCAGCGTTCCAAAACACATACATGGATCTTGACAATCCGGACGTGAAAGCGCTAGCGTTTCCTATCTTGGTCTGCCCCTCAGTATTCAAGAATTTTGAACCCGCCCCTTTCTTATTGAAGTTTACGGATATCTCCTTAGCGTCATAAATAGATTTATCCATGCTCCGCCCTATTTCCCTAGAAGTAAGGAATGCGGCGAACCTAGCGCAATTCTCGACGCTCTTATTGAACAAGTCCATCCATTCGCCTAGTATTTTCAAAGCCTTTCCGATAGATACCTTTTGCTTGGAGTATTGAAGCTCTTTTTGGATCGCCTTCTTCTTGGCTTCCACGTCTCTCAAATTGGTGTATCCGGTCTCTCCTCCTCTCATTACAAAATCATGGTATGCCTTATTCAAGGGATCGCTCATATCCAACGTACCGTTCTCATACCCCTTGACCAGACGATACATATTGATCGGGTTTACCATAGCGAAATTCTTATTGAACTTCCAAGCGTAAACAGGACTTTCCTTGACCCATACGGTAGTATTCGAATAAAGCGCGTCACGAAGGAAGTTACTTACCATGAAGTTAGGGTTACGTGTCGTAAAGTTAGCCGCCAAGTTTCGATTCAGCCATCCAGCGTATCTCTCCAAGGTACCGAACCATCCTTTCGTATTATCCGGGTTTGTAAGTCCGTTCAACGCTTGAGCGGCCCTTGGATTTCCGTTTATGGTGAGCACGTATTCTTTACCGGCTCTCTTTATGATCACTTGATGCTCCTTCAAGTCCTTTGGCAATATCTTGTAAGGTATCCCTATAGCATCCCTTGAACGCCTGACATTAGATCCTTTTTCATTGGATAGCTCCTCCATGCGTTTGTTGAAAGATTCCACGATAGACTCCACCTGTTCCGGATTGGCGTTAGATGGTATATCCGGGAAAACGGCGATCCACTCACCGGAAGCCTCGTCAAGACGAACCCACATTTCGCTTACGCTCACGAGATCCGTCTTATGGTTTTGTACCATTGTCAAAAACTTTTGCTTCATCAAGTTCCTATTCCCTTGCATGATTCCGCTCTCTGCCATATTAGCGATCGTCGCTATAGGATCGTCAGCCTTGCTCTTTCGCCCAACGACAGTCTTTATAGGGGCGTTGAACGTCTGGCTTTCGGATGTAAGATAAGCGTAAACCTCATCTGCCGTAGTCTCCTCCCATCCACGCAAAGGCACATAGAACTGATACATATCGCTGATCGAATCAAACGTATTTTGGCTCATAAGCCCGCTATCCCGTTGCTTTGCCAATATAGCGTCAGTGGCTCTTTTGACAGAGGCCGATAATTCCGATGTATCATATCTTGACTCGTAATCCAATACGTATCTCCTTGCGGAATCCGGATCATACCCCGTGTTATCCTCGTTAGGATACATGGACGTGAATCCGCTGAAATCATCAGAAAGATTAGCTCCGTATTCCTCGGCAAGCCTATCCATTTCTGATTGCTGCTCTTCCCAAGACCTACCGTTCTCACGTATCTCATTCCTTCTCCCGATATACTCGTCAAGCAGGGATTTATATGTTTCCGAGTTTTGTGACAACGCTCGTTTAACGGCCATTTCCCTGTTACGCTCAATACCATGCTTGGTTATAAGGTAATCCCTTATCTCATCAATGGTGGATCCCATCTTTTCCAATCGTGACATCGCTTTTAAGATAGGCTCGAAAGCCGCTTTTCTATAAGCGTTGAACTCCGCTTCATTAACAGAGGAAAGGGCATTCTCGGCCATATAAGCGTTCTCATAATCCAATATACGACTCCTCGTTGCCTTTGCCACGGCATCCTGCAATGTTTTAAGCCCTAGCATAGAATCCTGAAACGCCTCCTGAAATTGATAGGACGATGTAGATAGGGTACGCTCATATTGATCTTTGGCGGAACCTACCTGTTTCTCTACTACTTGGATATCATTATCAGCGAACAATACCGACTCATTCCGCGCGTTCTCCCTAAAACGGATTGTTTTCTCGGCGAAAGAGAAATCATCCGTCTTTTCCCTTACGCTTTCTCCAACGCCTCTACCCTTGTTTTCAGATCCTGCACGTCCGATGACAGTCCGATCACCGCCGATTCCATCCCGGACACTTCCGTTCCTATCGCCCGTATCTCCTCCGTCAAGTTGGTCTCCATCGTTGTCAACTTGGCCGTCAGTCTTTTTTCCATTTCGGTCAGTTGCGTTTTCAGTTCCGTCAATAGCGTTTTCAACTCCCCTTGGTTTGTCGATATGGTCTCGTTCACTTTCGTTTCCGTTCTCATCAACGCCATCGATTGTCTCGAGTTCCCTTCCAGTACCTTTTGTTTCAGAAGGTTGTTTTCCTTTTTCAGGTTCAATATCTCTTGCGATTGATCCATTTTCGTTCAAATTTATATTGTTAAGACTTAATCTATTTCTCATCACGATATCCTCGGCCACATCCATCAAGTTTCCTTGCTCCAAGTTCTTATAGCTTCTCCAGAGAATATAACGGAGGTCATTATCCGATAACTTGAAATCAAGGCTAATACCGGCCTTTCTCAACATATCAAGAAAAGCGTCCTTGATCTTTTCCCATAACGAACGCTCGGCCTTGTTATCGAAACCACGTTCCGCTAATTCAGCGATGTATTCCTCTGTAGCCTCACGCAAGTTAAGAGGATTGCCTTTAGTCCGGTCTATGATATTTTTCCGGATATCCTCGTTGGCGTTCCGATACACGTTATCAAGGAAAGTATCGAAATCATCCCCGAATAGCTCACGTAACCCATGATGCCCTACCACCTCATGGAGGAAAGTCCTTTGAGCGTCACCTACGGACGTGGAATTAGGTGATACTATGACTATCTCCCCGGTAGAAGTATCATACCAGCCTTTGGAATCTCTCTTACGGGCCAACATATTCTCATCCGTATCGGTTATATCGTCCACGTCATGGATTACCCTGACAGGGGTATTAAGCTTGTTTGACCAACCGTTGATTGAGGATTCAATAGAACTTACATTATCTTGATTATTAGTTGTATCTACTCCCATGAATCGAAATCGAGTCTCTCCTTCCTCTTTTACCAACGTACCATCAACGTCAAGAGTTGATTCTAACTGAATATCCTCAGCTTTAGCTTTTTCAACTAATTGTCTCTGCAGATCATTAACCTCTGCCTGAGCCGCATTAAGTTCATCCTCTTTTCCCCACGGTTTCTTAACGGCTTCCTCTAATCCCGCTATCTTGTTTTCCTCTGCCTTTATTTTAGTGGCTATATCTGAGACGGATTTAGCGGGAATCCCCAACTGCCTGTCAATGCTAGCCATCAAACCCCTGCCGCCGCTAAAATCACGATTCTCAACCAGTTTTTCCTTTCCTAAATATAAACTATAGACCATCATTCCTTCATTGAAATGCACGATTGCCTCGCCTTTTCCTCCATTGAGACTGATTTTCAGAGGAGGGGTGTTTCTGTCAAGCGTATATCTATCATAGTAATCATCAATAATGGGCGTAAGCTCATTCGATATACCATCGCTGAAAGTATTGCCTTTAACAGTCACGGACTCAACCCCATCAGGGAAGTTCTCTTTTACGATATTGGCGTTCCTTTCCATGATATCCTTCCGGCTGTTGTATTCTTGTATCCTAAGTTTGGATTTAGATATAGAGTCACGCATGGAAGACTTACTGTTAAGATCGCTCCTCTTGGAGTTTTGCAGTTTCTTTAACTTGTTCTGTGCCACAAACAGTAGTTGGGCGGTCTTATCTCCGGATAACGTCGCCGCCATCTCACTAAAGGTCATTCCAGACGGATCACTATCGTCTTGCTCCTCCATGACACGAGACGATATATCGCCTTTCATCATTTGGTTGATGAAGTTTTGTTTTATACGAAGCCTGTCATAGGCGGTAGCGTCAAGGGTACCTTTAACGCCATATGTGACGATGTTCACCGGTTTATCCCATGTGGCGTATAAGTTTCCTTGTCGTAAGATACGACCGTTGCGTTGCTCAAAATCCATAGGCCTGATTGGAGCGTCAATATGATGCAGGGCGAATAGACGATCTTGCACGTTGACACCCACTCCCATTTTCTCCGTGCTTCCAATAAGAATGCGCACATCCCCATTACGGACCTTATCGAACAAGGCGTTTCTCCTTTCTCCCTCATAATTGCCAACGATAGCTATCTGATTAGACGGAATACCTCCCTTGATAAGCTTTTCCTTTATATCGTTGTACAAATTAAACTGAGGAACAGATAAATCGACATCGAATAAATCCATTTTTGGAGTCTCAGAAGGGGATTGATAACTATCACAGAATATAAGTTGCGTGCCTTTGTCCTTATCGCTTTCCTTATATAATCTCAACACGTTATCGACCACCTTGTTTGTCTTGCTATCAGGATTGTCGGGAAATGTAGGATTAAGCAAGCGAAGGTCAATCGCAGCCTGTTTAGCCTTGCTGAACACGACCAAGGGTAGCGCGCTCTTATCCTTCTTCTCTTTTCCTGTCAATTTGTTATAATCCTCTAATTCCTTGATAAGGGTTTGCATGACATCCTCCAAGTCCTCGTTCTTCTCGACAATGACATTGGTCATCTTATTGTCTTTCAACTTAGGGATATTCTTGTCTTCCTTGAACTCCTTGACATCCTCTGTCAAGACAACGTCCGTATGGCTCCTGAACGCCTTTATAAGCTCCGGGACATTCGTATAGCTCTTGAACCTCTCGGCTATTTTAAAGTTACCGGTAGCGGTAAACTCCAATGACGGCTCAACCGTTCCAAAAGTGGTAGCGAACTCGTCAAAGCTATTGATATTATATGCGTCTAGGATATCGGGTGCCACGAAATTCATCATAGTCCAGACTTCTGCCATTGTATTAGTGATAGGGGTACCGGTTGCCAGAACCACGTTTCGACCACCATTATTCTCAGATATCCATTGGGCTTTTAGCAACATACTATTAGCTCTTTGTGATGCGCTCGTATCGATACCTTTAACGTTCGACATCTTGCTTGGAAACCCGATCTTCTTATAATTATGCGCCTCGTCAATAAACAAAGCGTCAACACCCATTTGCTCAAACGTCATGACGTTATCAGTCCGCCTGTCAAGAATACGCTCCGTCTTGGCCGTGATAGTCTCCGCTGTCTTAGCCTTGCCCTTTACGTTTTTCCCTTTCTTTATACCTTCCAGAGAATCACGCATACTCTTGGCCTCCCTTTTCAATCTCTCCTGTAAAGCCTTGTCTTCTATGCGATCGATAGCCTCCTCAAAATCATCTATACGCTTTTGGATATATGCCTTTTTCCTCTCCTCGCTATCCGGGATAAACGCCATGAATGACTGTGGGACAACGATAGCGTCAAAATCTCCGGTAGCTATAAGATTGAACAGCCTTGTCCTATTATCGGCGTTACGCTCCTCCTTTGTCGGAGATAGAATCTTAGCGGAAGGATACAGTTTATAAAAGTCACGGACGAAATCCTCTAGGGTAGCGTTTTGGACAACGATCATGGGTTTCTTCGCTATACCTAGCCGTCTCATTTCCATAGCGGACGTAATCATGGTAAAGGTCTTTCCCGTACCGACTTGGTGAGCGAGTAACGTGCTCTCGGATAGACAACGTTGCACCGCCTTGCTCTGGTGATCTCTAAGCGTTATATTCTTATTAGCGTTAGGATAATGCTCAAAAACCGGTTTGTCATACTTTTTTAGTACATAGTTGTTATATTTATCATTATACACGTCCTCAATACGACCATGGAACATCGTTTTAGAATCAATATACTCCACGAACTTATCGGACATGTCGGATATTTTCTCGGCAACGGCCTGTGTCTCCTGCTCGTTTACGACCCTTCTCGTTTTCTGCTTACCGTCCTCATAATATTTAATCTCGTCATAAACCTTGGGTTTACGTTGGTTAAGAGCGGCCTTGAACACGTCTATAGCGTCCATTCTCTCAGTCTTGAATTGACCGGCTTTAGCGTAATCGGTTATGAACGCCCTCTTATCTAGAATATACTCACCGATCTCCGGGATAAAATTAGCGTTAGCGTAAGATATACCCAGTACATTATCAGCGAAATTATTTATAAACTCAGACGGGATCCATGTAGTCCCCAGTCGATAACTTATCTCACCATAGGGTATACGTTCTGGCTGTACGGCTTCCAAGTCATCCACGTTTTTTTGAAACTCCGGATGATCTTCCAAGGCCGCCTTAGCCTCTACCAACTTTTCTTTTACGTTTCCAGAGAGATATTCACTCTTATCTATTATATTGCCGGTAACAGGATCCCTATAAGCAATTCCCTTCTCTAGTATCTCGTTTGTCACGTTAACCTCATCCATACCCGTTATCTCCGAGATATAAGGTATATCAATATTACCTTTATATGACTTGCTTATATTGACGGCATCCAAGACATTATCCGCTTTTGTCGGTAGCTCGAATGGATAACTTACACGCTTATTCAAGATACCATCCGCTTTCGAGACTTCCCATACCATAGATTTTCCGGTCGTGGAAGGTACCCTTCTAACGGTCTCCAAAGAGAAGGGTAATCCATGCTCAACATCCTCGGCGAAAATATCGTCCAAAGCCTTGTTCCTGTTAAGTGTCCCATATTTGGACACGAAAGCATCATATACTTTGTTTAGCCTTTTCCTCGCGGGCTCGGGATCCACACCCTTTGTTTGCTCATCATGGATAAGATCGTATAGATTTTTCTTTATATCATTGTAATCATTTACCGCATCCGCTATTTTCCGGGTCTTACCATTATGAACGAACGTAGGATTTGCCTTAATCGGTTTTAACGAGTCCCCATCTAAAACAAAGACATTGCCATTCTGGACGGTAATAGTACCATCTTTCAAAGTGGAGTCACCCACAACCTCCGGCCCTTTAGTCTCTACAACACCTGATAGGATATTCTTTGGTAAGTTATCAATAGCGTTAAGTAGCTCCTTGCTTAAATCGGCCCCGGGTTTGGCTTTCAATGTCTGGGACGCTCCACTATATAGACCTCCGCTACCAGCGTCATAAGCGGTCATCATATCACCTAACATCATATCGGGATGATTTGAGAAATACTCGTTAACCATGATAGGCTTGCTCCTTTTATCCCCGTCCTCCATATAAGTTCCTTCACCTATTTGCGTTGTAGTAGTGAACCCTATCCCATTCGAAGGTTCCCCATACTTTCTTTTACGGAATATAACGATGTCAGCCGTGACACTCGTGCCGGCCCCTTTCTGGAAAGCGTCATTAGGCAATCGGATAGCTCCGACCAGATCATAACCGTTCCCACTCACGTACTCACGGAACTTACTATCGGCCCCATCCATCGTAGCCGAGGACGTGACGAATACGCCGAGACCACCTTCTTTCAATTCCAGAAGCCCCTTTAGGATAAAATAATTATGGAGATTATAAGAGGAACCAAGTTTCTTCCTGAATTGCTTATCTAAAACCTTATCATATGGAGCGTTTTTCCCGAATGGGACGTTGGTGATAACTAAATCTTTCGAGTTTGGAGAAAACGCTTTCTCATATCCTTGTACCTTTATATTAGCGTCAGGATATAAGGCCTTTGCCATACGACCGGACAAACTATCTATCTCGAACCCGCTTATACTTGATTTTTCAGATATAGACTTAGGCATCATACCGATTATGTTACCTATACCCATGGCGGGTTCACTGATATTGCCGCCCTTGAATCCAAGTTTCTCCGTTATTCCCCATAAGCTTTCCACGACCTCGGACGGGGTATAATGAGAGGTTGTCGTGGAACGGACGGCACTGTCGAACTCTTCTTTACTTAATAAGGATTTTAGTTTCTCGTAATAACGTAGATACTTATCATTCCAATTTCGATCCTTAGTCCAATTGTTGTCACGTGCGTTGTATTTGCCTTCGTTCAAGGCTTCGGCCAAACCTCCCCATCCAACGTACCTTGACATCTTGGCTTGTTGTTCCGGGGTAGGTTTTCCTTGGCCGTCCTCTACGTCTTTCAGCGTTTCTATCGCCTCAATATTGGCTTTTAGCTTGGATATATCACCGGAAGGAAGCTCAATACCCTTCTCCGGGAAGCTGAAATTGTTTTGATTCCTTACAACAGGCCGCTTGTCGCTGTCGCTGATAGGTATTCCTCGGCCTCGCTCCGTGTCAAGCACATCACTTCCATGCACGCCTCCACGGTCTCCTCCGCGTTCAGATCCTCGATCCTCTTCCCGTGCTTTTCTTCCCACGCCTTGATCCGCTCTTGAATTTCCTTGCTCATTGTCTTTAATATTATTAGGAGTGAATAAATCGTTACCATACAAAGGTAATGGTTTGTCTTTGTTGTCCGTTTGCTTTTTCCGGCTATTTTTTATTTTTTTCTTCGCGGCACTCGCTTGTCCGGCAATCTCTGTCTCTCTAACCACGGTCTCGGCGGCATCCATTATATCCGGGACAGGCTTATCAAAATTAGCTACATCAAATGAACGGACATCCTCATAAGCGGTCATATCCTTATCCCATCCGTTATCTCCTACTTCGGGCAAATCCCTCGCTCCATTGTAGAATGCTTTAAGATACGGTCGTATAGCGTCACCTAGATCATCGATCATTGCCTTTGAGTAATCAGAGAACTTACGCAAGCCTTTCTCTATATGATAAACTGCCATTTCAGTACCTATCGCCAGAATCTCAGGATCAATCCCCATATTCATTTGACCGCCTAGTTTCCTGCGCATGCGCTCACGGAGTTCCGCATACCGTTCATCGGTAACAAGGCGGTTACCGCTAGGGGTAACGGTACGATCGCTCAATTTGGCTTTGCCCTTATCGTTGATATCACCAATAAGGTTTTCTACATTTACCTTTTGAGGCTCTACAACCCTGCGTGTGTCTTCAAGAGAAATAGGTTGCGCATCGCTTACGGCATCGGTATCGCCAAGAATGGTATCGGCCAACCGCCTTGCGCTTTCATCGCTACGCATCATGAAACCTCGCTGTTCCCTGTCATACCAACCCTTTTCAGCCTTGGCCAGCTCTTTGGCGGCACGTTGCTGTTCCTTCGATAATTCATTACCGAACTTCAATAACCGCATATCAAGAACTTTTCCTTTCTTGGTAGTATATTGGGAGGGAACAATGCTATAATTATCAGAATCATTATTTTTAGAAATATCGCCTTCCTCCTGTTTAATTCCCTTATACTCATAGAAGGGCTTTGTTTTGCGAGTCGAGGAATCAATCCATTTCTTGAACTCATCCAACGCAACCCCGGTAATGTTGCCTAACCCTTGCCAACCTTCCTCATAGTTTGACAAGTAAGCGGACCTAGCGTCTTCCAAGGAAGAGAATCCCATCATAACCTTATGCTCATCGAATGAGCCATCAGTATTCACCTGATCCACGACATACACAATGTCACTATTCATATCCGGGCCTAGGAATACGTCTATATGATCACCATCCACACTTTCAGTACCTCGAATGTAACCGTAAGTGTTGTTCATGGTAACAGACCACTCTTTTCCATTAGCGTCCTTACCGGAACGGACGGAACCGGAGGGCTGCTCTATGGTGATATCGAAACCGTTTATCTTTATATGGCCTTTCTTGTAATTGCCGGCCTCTTTCTGCGCCTCTGTTGGATTGGTATCAACCTTTAGCTCCTCTTCGTGCAATCTCTTAGCCTCAACTATGCGCTCGGCATAGTCCAATGGGGTCTCATTCTCCTTTGGAGAAGGAGCGACAAAAGGAACTAGTCCCCTTGATGAGCCTTCTTGTGTAGCTCCATCCGTGCGATCAATGTCGGGGCCAGCCGATTCTCTTCCCTCAACCTCTCCAGTTCCCCCGGTCTGATCAAGTTGTTCTCTTGGCAGTACCTCGCCGCCTCCCTCGCGTAAGCCATCGCCTCCGCTTTCGTCATTTCCTTCAATGTTTTCATTTTCTATCGGTTTATTTTGCGCTAAGATAGCGTCTATTTCATTTTGTTCGTCAATTATGGCCTGTATTTCATCCACGATTTGCGAATCAAGCTCGCCTCGCTCCTCATCAGTCAATTGTTTCTCCGAGAAATCACGTGCCATGCTTTCCTCATACGCCTCGTATTCTTCCGGGGACATATGATAATTCTCCTCGCACCACTCAGCGTAAGCGTTGTACTCGGCCTGTCTCTCACGCTCAGCGATCGCCTCACGGTTCCTCTTGACATAATCGATCAAGTCTCCACGTGTATGAGCGGAAGACAAGACCTCTATGATAGCGTCCCTTCCGGCGTTCGTATCGTTCTCATCGAAGAAGTTAGTGCCATTCTCCCTATCGGCAAGCTCCAATATCTCACCTGCCCTCTCTATATTAACACCGCCTTTCTCCGGAGAGGCGAACAATCCGAACATTCTTGCAGTCTCATTATTCCCGGCACCGGTCTCTTTCTTGTAACTGTCACGTGTCAATTTGATCGCCCCATTAGCCAGCATCATGGCCGCAAGCTCCTCTCCGCTCATAGGATCACCCATCACGGAGATCTCCTTCGCTATGACATCACCCGGCTTCTTGCTGGCCTCCTTGATATCATCATCAAGATTAGCCCAGAAATCAGCCTCGACCTTGATCGCCTCATATTCTTGTCGGGCTTTTATCAATGCGGCCTCGGCCTTATCCTCTTTTCCGATAGGGGCGTCATCGTATGCCTCTTGCGCCTTTTCCAAGGCATCGGACGCTTTTTTAAGGCTTTCATCGAAAGACTTTCTCGTCACCTCGATCTTCCTTGGCATCTTATCGCCATATTTATCATGGAGGAAATCCAAGGTCATATCCGTACCAGACGATACGAAATCTGGCGTACCATCTTCTCGCATGACCATGGAGGGATTCTCTACATTGCTAGGTTGTGCTATCTGATCAATGGCACCTTCCGTCTCAATCTCACTCGTTGGCTGGTTGATCGCATCTTCCACAGGAGGTGCAGAGGTTATCTTGGCATCAGCACTTGCTACATTATCATTCTCTGGCGACACCACATTAACTTGTTGAGCGTCATATATGGCATCTTGAAGATCAAGAATCTCATTCTCTGTTATAGGCATTGCGGGGGAAGAGCCATTCTTGGCTGTCACCTGCCCGGTTTCTCTATCATAAGCCGCAGGTTGAGCGATCCAATCACCGTTCTCATCTTGTCCTTGAAGGATAAACGCATTATCCCCGTTCCATATGATCAACCCCGGCTTTGGTAATTGCGTCTTGGGATTATGATGCATGGTCATGTCAAGCTCGGACTGGCGGGTAGCCAATAATTGATCCTCATAGGTCCGTCTCATATGACCGGCATCTTGCTCTACTATATCGCTCAACCTTTTCACCGAGACCATCCGATCCTGTCCGTTATCGGAAATAACGGCCTTATCTCCCTCGATACTCCTAACGTACACAGGTCTTTCCTCATTTCCCTCGCTAAGCGTAGCTGTGGTAACGATAGACTGACCATCAGGATTCGTGGTAACATAAGGAGTAATATTATTGGCAACGTAAGTTTCAACCTCATTGTCTATTTCCTCGCCTATACGATCCTGCAAACCGGATATCCTGAGATAATCAGCGTAGAAATCCTCGGCTAACGGACGGGCATCCGCATTAACTCCATCAAGAAGACTCATCACTTGGGCCTCGCTAGCTTTATCATCCACATAGCTTTCTATCGTACTAGCCAAACCCGGAACCATTCCAGATAGGGAAAGCCTTGTCTCTTCCATCTTTTTGCTCGCCGTCCGTATATCGCCCGGATCAGTCATATTTCGACCTTCTTCCTCTGCCTCGGCAAACCTAGACTTAGTTAATAGAGGAGGAGTTTCAACGCCTTGATCTGTTACATTGGAATCGGTGATAGGCTGCTGAGCCTGTTTGCCTCCTATTTTATCCGCTACGTATTGCGCACCTTTAGCCAACGCTCCGGCCCCAGTAAAATAAGCGCCGCCTCCCATTCCATAGACAAAACTCTGCAATACACCATCGGTCAAATCCCTTTCCGGATCCGCACCTGTTATCTTATCCGTTATATTCTCCGCTAGCGTGGAAGATACCTCTTCGATACCTTCATTTACAGGCTCGAAAAACATACCGAATTTTTTATAGAACTCTTGCATCTTACCCATTATGCCACGCTTGATAGCCTCTTGTGCCTTTTCCTTTCCTAACGTCTTGAATAAGGTTGACATCCAAGCCTTGGATACGCCAGCGCCCAGCATCTCAGACAAGGATTCTGCCGTACCAGTAAGAATAGCGTTAGATACCTTTGCGAACTCTCCCATGTTTGGGTTATTCTGGTCAAGATCATCATATTTCTGGCTAGCCACTATTGATCCTATACCTGCGAGTCCGGCCGCTGGAGCTCCGGCCATTGTAGCGGCCATGGCCCCGATTGACATCGGAAGCGACTCTACGCCTTGCAAGGCTATATCGCCTATGGCACCCATATAATTCCCTTCTTTCCAAAGATCGGTGAAATCCTTGCCATTGTATCTGTTTGACCTTGCCCGGGAAAACTCCGCATCAGCCTTAAATCTATCTGAGATATCCTTGAATGCCCCGCCACGTGGGATCAGTCCTCCCGTTGCGGATTCCAGTCCTTTGGACACCTTATCCAATACCCCAAAGATACCGGCACCAAGATCGGCTCCTCCTGCGTTTAGCTTCTGTATAGCGTCTCCTACCCAAGTATTCATGAAAGAAGAATCCTTCTCATACTCCGTAGGAGGTGGAGGAGTAGCGGTCTCAATCTTTCCTTTTTTACGCAAGGACTCAAAATTATAATCGGCAGAATTATCCCATGGATTAACATACTCGGATTGATCTGATTTGGGAATATCAACCTCTTGTCTTAGGGATATAGGAGGAGGATTAACACTTGATTGGGAAACATAGTCTGTCTCTTTAATATTCTCGTTATTAATTGGAGCATAGCCTAATTTACTCTCGAATTGGGAGAAATCTCCTAAATCTTGCCATCCATCTTTTTTCAAGACATCATAAAGCATTTCACGCTTACCTGAGTCTTTCAATTTCCCCTCAAAAGAGGAAAAATCGCCCAAATCAGTATATCCATCGCTTTTTAAAGCGTCATATAATTTTCTGGTATTGTTCACTTCCATAATTTTACCAACCTACATTTTTAGAACTCGAATTATTATCCCAACCTATACTTTTCTTGTTAGTACTAGTAGAAGAACCTCCCGATCCAATTATCTGATCAAACTCATCGTATAATTCCGGGAAATTCTGAATATTACTCATGACAATAGCGGCTTGTTTGGTCTTTTGGTCTCCACCTTCACCAAACTGCCACGATATATCCGATATACTCTTATTCTCTTTTGGATGATCTTCCGCATACTCCAACATCCTCTTATACATATAAGCGATAACCCCATCTTTATCCTTACCGGACAAAGTGAAACGTTTACCGTTTCTGCCGATGATGTCAATAGACTTATCCGCCCCAGAGCCATTAGCTTTAGCGGTACGATATTGCTCAAGACTACGGAGATTGGATTGCCTTATACCCAACTCTCTCTCTTTATATGCGGCATCCTGTTTCATCTTCCGCTCCTCCCTGTCATTCTTTATTGCGAATTGAGCGGCACTTTGCGCGATCTTGGCCTTTTCCAAATCATTCTGGGCTTTTCTCGCTTGATCCTGTCTATAAAGCTGCAATGCCCTTTGATAATTATTGATGTCGTTTTGCCTTGCGGCCAGATACCCGGCCCCGTATCTTTGCCTGATAGCCTCCAACCTGTCAGAATAGGATTGTAGTTTAGGATCAGCTACGGTGGGTAGTTTCTGCGAAGGTGCCTCTCCCGCGAATGCCAAATTGGAGAAGGAAGACAACACATTGCCTAGATGCCCGATTCCAGTAGCTACGGAAGCGGCCCGTTTTCTTCTCTCCTCCTCCTCTTGACTTATCGGCTTTTGAAAGAGCGTCTCATAAAGCCTTTGGTTCCATTGGTAATCGTTCATTTGAGGCTCGACAACGCTCGCTTGCGGAGCGGTCTCATCCGTATTATCCACGGTTGGAGCTATAGGGTTCTGGCTTCCGGCAACCTCCGGCTCAACCAATGGCGTAGTGGACAATTCCGGCCTTTGAACGACCGGGGTCCTTTTCCTATTATATCTTTCCTCTAATGTCATTGTTGTTTACTTTTGAATATAGACTCGAATAATCCCTTACCCTTGTCAAGATGGGCTTGCGCATCAGCCCCAACGAGGCCCATCCCTGCCTGTAATCCTTGATTAGCCGCTTGCGTGGCGTTTGCCGCCTGTTGATTATAGATAGACAGCCTTTGGTTACTGATATTATTCTTGGTGTTGAGATATTGGGATTCCACAGCATCCTTCCGTGCGGTAGCGTTAGTGGCTATACCACTAGCGGTATCGGATATCACCTCGCCCGCCGCTTTCTTGGCCTGAGCTACGGACTCATCAGTAGCTCCTACGACCGCGGCGGTACCGGAGGCCTTACGGTACTGCTCATCCGCTAATTCCCTAGCCTTGGTCAAGGCGGCTTGCGCCTCCGCGCTTTGGGTATAATCCTCGTTATACCTACGGTTAAACCAATCCTCATTCTCCTTTGCCTGTTTATCCAACACGGCGTTCGCTTTTCTAGCCGCCTTCCTTGCCTTTATTCCCCCGGCAATGCCACTCGCCAAGGAACTGGCGGCTCCAACTATCGCTCCGATCATAATCTACTGTTTTCTCGCAAAAGAGATAAATAAAGTGACTCGTGTTTGTTACTTTGATCATTATCTCCCATCGGACACCAAAAAATCAACTATTCTATACTGTTTTCTATCATCTACGAATCATTCGTACATAGTTAGGTCCGGTCATATAGGCATTATTGGCATATTTGCGAGAACAAATTTTATTGTATAACCATGAACGAGGAACTAAAACAACTTTTGGAGTGGTTCGACAACTACGAGATCACATTTAACGAAATCAGACTAAGCCCGTGTCAATACATATTTGACCTCCATAAATTCATTGCTGTACAGACAAACTCCGTCCGAAGAAACTGGGAAAATCCGACATTTGAGTATGATATTTTGAGCCTATATCAGCTTAAAAAGGTACTGGAGGAGAAAGAGAAAGAAAATATGCCATAAAACATATAAAATAATTTACCAAAGCCTTGCATGATATCAAATTTGACATTTGCAATATCAAAATAACAATAGAACCGGCGGCAACGGATAAGCGGCGTAATAAAAATGAAGACATTATATTGCAAAAATAGCGAGTTATTAGAGATTCTGGAAAATAACGGGATAGAAATGATCTGCAATGAAAATATGCAGATCGAAATATCTGATGAAGATGCGGAAAAAATTGACAGTATTGTAAATGAGCTTGCTCCTGCTGCATCTGGAGATTATGCGATAGAAGATATAGAATGAAAAAATCCGCAGTATGGGAAATGATAGAGAAAGAATCGGCAAAAGGATATCCCGGCTCCGCATGGAGGCCGGTATATCTCAATACAAGCTGGCTGATCTTACAGGGATCAGCCAAGGGAATATCGCCCGGATTGAGTCCGGGAAATACAGCACGGGCATCGACCTGTTATCAAAGATCGGAGACGCTCTAGGTTATGAGCTTGATTTTGTCCGGCATGATACCAGTCTCTAAAATTGTCCTATTTGTCGCATGCCAAAAGTATAACGCCCGTGTTTTTTCTGACACGGGCGTTTTTTATTGGTCTATTTGTCTTATAAGTATCAAAAGCCTTTTCCTTTTTGTCTCATAAATATCCGGTATTCGCCTTTATCTAAATTGTCTATCCTAAAATCAACCTTGGCTCCATCTGGAACAAACGACGGGACATGCCCCGCTAGCTTTTTTATTATTTCGTCAATGTTATTATATCCTATATCCGTAAATGAGAATATCTCCTTGCCTTGATATATGACACTGCCTTTAATCATCTGTCTAAAAGATATTTTCATCTGATCATCAGGGTAATATTTCACAGGATCCTCATATACCATTTCTTCCTTTTTTTGGTTAAATACAAAATCAATAACCTTATTGTTTATCTCAGAGACTATAGAGTAATCCGGTCTTACATATATCTCTGTAGTCTTATGAGCGCTTGAATGATTCATACAGAAAGCCACGTCATACATTGAGGCTTTTATATCGTTTCTCGCTATGGTTCCCCATGAATGCCGGAAATTATACATACATATAGCATTGAGACCGCCATGTTTGCAAATACGTTTCAATCCAGAGTTCATATTTGCGTTGAAAGAATCGTCATCACGATAGGTTTTATGGAAATTAAACAAAAACTCATCATCATCCGGTGTAAAGTATTTTTCCATGACAGGACGGAGAATATCCGGAACAATAATCTCCATATACGCCTTATCCCTTCTGAATTTTTGGGTCTTAGCCCTATTATAACAGAATGTCCAGCCTTTCAAATTGGACTTCTTTGCCCTAAAAAGGTCTACGGTATTAATTCCTGCCAAGCAAAAGACCATCAAGGCTACATCCCTAGCCAACTCTGGAAGTGATAATATCATCTTTGTCGGAGGTATGGGTGTGGCGAAAAACTCACGAACGAAGTCCGCATCCAAGGCCCTGTGATCGGGGGTGTCCGCATTGGGGATTTTTACCTTTAGCCAAGGATTAGTCTTGATCCTGATTATGCCCCTATCGTAATCGTTGAACTCATTTATTGCAGCTTTAAAAATCTGGCGAACATTAACAGGATACATTTCTTTCGCCCTTGCCGTTGGCAATAAGGTTTTTATCCAGTCATTTATGAATTTCGTGGTAAACCGGGAAAACATCAACTTGCTAGTTCCCGCAAATCTCTCAAGATGACAATAGGCCAACTCATAATTCTTGGCGTTACGGGCCATGCCTCTAACTGTTTCCATTTCCCGTTTATACTTTCTCGCATAATCAGAAAAACAGATATCCTCATCCGCTTTTTCCAGATATTCCACTAGGGTTTTTACATCCCATTGCGATATATCCTCTTTGTTCGCTCTCTCCACATATCGCATGATTACATCTGAACAGAAGGATACGACAAAAGGATCTTTCACCTCCCCCGTGCGAGTCAACCCTTTTTTATCAACCATTTTATCCATTTTTATATAAGAGGATTTACGGTTATGGGTTACTCTGATGTAAACAGGATAGAAGCCATCAGAACGCTGCTTTCTAACACAAATCTTAAAAGTTGCCATATATCAACACTTTATACATTAAATTTATGGTGTAAACACGGTGTAAACGCCATGTGCAAATATAGCAAACAAAGTGTAAACATCACATATCATTCAGATCATTTTACGCTAATAATGACATAAAAATATAAGGCTGATAAACAAGACTCAACCCGTCTATCAGCCTTATATATTGATATTTAAGACTTGCAGTTTTTAACAGCCTATCCTTCTATAGCCGCTTGCGCCGCCGCGATACGAGCGATGGGCACTCTAAAAGGTGAACATGATACGTAATTCAAGCCAACTTTATGGCAGAACTTAACGGAAGAAGGCTCACCACCATGCTCGCCGCAAATACCACATTTCAAATCCGGACGGATGGCACGACCTTTCTCAGTTGCCATACGAACCAGCTGTCCTACACCATTTTGGTCTAGTACTTGGAACGGATCGACCTTCAAAATCTTCTTCTCTAAGTAAACCGGTAAGAAGGAAGCGATATCGTCACGAGAGTAACCAAATGTCATCTGAGTCAAGTCATTCGTTCCGAATGAGAAGAATTCAGCGCTGGAAGCGATACGATCCGCTGTCAATGCCGCACGAGGAATCTCGATCATCGTTCCTACCTTGAATTCGATACGATCGCCAACTTCCTTGAATAGCTCTTCGGCCGCGGTACGGATCACCTTCTCTTGTTCCTTGAATTCATATAAGATACCTGTTAATGGTACCATGATTTCCGGTTTAGCCTCAATACCTTCTTTCTTCAAATCCAAAGCGGCACCTAAAATGGCCCGAGTCTGCATTTCCGTAATTTCCGGATATGTATTACCTAGACGGCAACCACGGTGACCCAACATCGGGTTATGCTCGCAAAGAGATTCCACACGTTTTTGGATCTCCTTAACGGACACGCCCATAGTCTCAGCCATTTCCTCTTGACCTTTCAAATCGTGAGGAACGAACTCATGCAAAGGAGGATCGAGCAAACGAACGGTAACAGGACATCCGGCCATAGCCTTGAAGATACCCTTAAAGTCCTCTTTCTGATAAGGAAGGATCTTCGCCAACGCTTTCTTACGACCTTCAGCGTCCTCGGCCAAGATCATCTCACGCATAGCTTTGATCTTCTCACCTTCGAAGAACATATGCTCCGTACGGCAAAGGCCAATACCAACGGCACCGAAGCTACGAGCGATCGAAGCGTCGTGAGGCGTATCAGCGTTTGTACGAACTTGCAATTTTGTATATTTATCGGCTAAAGCCATTAGCTCTGCGAAGTCACCTGACAACTCTGCCGCTTTCGTCTCGACCTGTCCTACATAGACTTCCCCGGTCGTACCATTGATAGAGATATAATCACCTTCTTTCAAAGTCACGCCATCAACGTCTACCGTCTTATTCTTATAATCGATGTTCAAGGCACCAGCACCGGATACGCAGCACTTCCCCATACCACGAGCTACAACAGCGGCATGAGATGTCATACCTCCACGAGCGGTAAGGATACCTTCGGCGACAGCCATACCGGCCAAGTCTTCCGGAGAAGTCTCGATACGGACCATGACAACCTTTTTGCCATCGGCATGCCATTTAGCGGCATCATCAGCGAAGAATACGATCTGTCCGGTAGCGGCACCCGGTGAAGCCGGCAAACCTTTTACCCACACTTTCGCCAGTTTCTCGGCTTTTTTATCGAATACAGGGTGAAGCAACTCATCTAATTTATTCGGCTCGATACGGTTCAACGCTGTTTTCTCATCAATCATACCTTGATGCAATAAGTCGATAGCGATTTTCACCATAGCGGCACCGGTACGTTTACCGTTACGGGTTTGCAAGAACCAAAGTTTACCCTCTTGTACGGTAAATTCCATATCTTGCATATCCCGATAATGATCTTCCAATTTCTCTTGGATAGCGTCTAATTGCTTATAGATTTCCGGCATGGCTTCTTCCATGGACGGATATTTAGCGATACGTTCTTCTTCTGAGATTCCGGCACGTTCAGCCCAACGTTGTGAACCGATCTTCGTAATCTGTTGCGGGGTACGGATACCTGCTACAACATCCTCACCTTGAGCGTTAATCAAGTACTCGCCATTGAACAAGTCCTCACCATTACCCGCGTCACGAGAGAAACAAACGCCTGTAGCGGAAGTATCGCCCATATTACCGAATACCATGGCTTGTACGCTAACCGCCGTTCCCCACTCGTCTGGAATACCTTCCATCTTACGATACAGGATAGCACGCTCATTCATCCAGCTATTGAACACGGCACAGATAGCGCCCCACAATTGCTCATAAGCGCAAGTCGGGAAATCCTGTCCGGTCTGGGCCTTAACGGCTGCCTTAAATTTAGAGACCAATGTTTTCAAATCTTCAACGTCAAGCTCGTTATCTAACTTAACGCCTTTCGCTTTCTTTACTTCCTCGATGATCGCCTCAAACGGATCGATATCCTCTTTGCTTGTCGGTTTCATGCCTAATACGACATCTCCGTACATTTGAACGAAACGACGATAGGAATCCCAAGCGAAACGAGCGTTGCCCGTCTTACGAGACAATCCTTCCACTACCTCGTCGTTCAAGCCAAGGTTCAATATCGTATCCATCATACCCGGCATGGACGCACGGGCACCGGAGCGAACTGAAACTAACAGAGGATTGGCAACATCACCGAACTTAGAGTTCATTAACGTTTCGATATTAGCGATCGCCTTCTCAACATCCGCTTTCAGCAACTCTACGACTTTATCTTTGCCTAACTCGTAATACTCTATACAAACTTCTGTTGTAATCGTGAATCCCGGAGGAACCGGTACACCAATCAGATTCATCTCGGCAAGGTTAGCGCCTTTACCACCCAGCAGATTTCTCATATCTGCCTTACCTTCGGCTTTTCCATTTCCGAACGTGTAAACTCTTTTTCTTTCCATATTCGACAGTATTGAATTTAGATTCTAGTTTTGTTGATTTCAACTGTTATATTGCTATCTCAACTTTGCAATGCTGCAAATATATGCTATTTCTACTTTGCAAGCACGAATAGCGTTAAAGATTTTTACATGTTTTACAACTATTCTTTACCATTTATATCCAGCAAATGCTTACATTTGCGTGCGGAAGTTTGTTGACGCTTCCATTTCCCATCGGATTTCCCGCCTATCTCTTTGCCCCTTACATATAATATATGATCTTTTTCTTTTATTTGTGTCTATTTATTTCCAATAGGAAGACTCAGGAGTTTTTTGCTGAAGAAACTTTAGTTTCTACAGCATGAAACTAAAGTTTCTCCCTAGTGGAACTAAAGTTTTTCTATAGCAAAACAAAAGTTTTCCTTATAAGAAATGTCTTTTCCTGATTTATCTAGACACTTTTTTTGTTTATAAACGTAATC